CATCGTATCGGATGTTGCAAAGGAAATCGAGAGGATAGAAGACGCAGAGAAAGATGCTCAAAATGACGCTGTGTCGCGGAGAATGTTTCAACCACAAGAGGGCGAGATAGATGACAAACCATGAATATTGGGCAAAGCGAGAGGCGGAACAGCTGAAAAAGAATATTCGTGACGAGAAACAGTATCAAAAAGAAATCGACAATATCTACAAAAGCATGATGGACAGTGCACAGAAAGAGATTGAAAGCTTCTATGCAAAGTATGCAGATTCGGAGGGCATAACCCTTGCACAGACGAAGAGGCGAGTCTCCCGGCTCGACATGGAAGCGTACAGCCGCAAAGCGGAGAAATATGTGAAAAACAAAACGTTTACCAAAGAGGCAAACGAAGAAATGCGGCTGTACAATGCCACAATGAAAATCAATCGGCTTGAGATGTTGAAGGCAAACATCGGGCTTGAAATGGTGGACGGATTCAATGATTTGCAACAGTATTTCGACACGATTTTAACCGACAGAACACTTTCGGAATTTGAACGACAGGCAGGAATTTTAGGCAAGTCAATTCAAAACAATCAGAAATATGCACATGCGATTGTAAACGCCTCATTTCATAATGCGACATTTTCGGATAGAATCTGGATGCATCAAGATTTACTACGCTTGGAACTTGCGAAGCAGTTGCGCACAGGGTTGATTCAGGGGCGAAATCCCCGGCAACTGGCAAAGGGTATCAGAGATGCATTCGGGGCAAATAAATCAGATGTTGAGCGCCTGATGCGCACAGAACTAGCAAGGGCGCAGACGGAGGCGCAGAAGCAGTCGTATGACAGTAATGGGTACGAGCAATATGAATTCATTGCTGAAAGTTCGGCGTGCGATATATGCGCAGCATTAGATGGCAAGATATTTGACGTAGAAGAGATGCAGGTAGGAAAAAACGCTTCACCCATGCATCCCAACTGCCGCTGCTCCAGTGCCGCATACATGGACGGGGCAGAATTTGATAAATGGTTGAATGCGCAGAGGGAAAGTGGTATAATAGACGCAGAGATAGATGAGTTTACACCCTGCCTGAGAAGAATGGCGGACGATAAACTTGTAGATACGGAAACATCTGAAATATTTCCTAAGAAGGGTGAATTTTCTGATTGGGAATTTGACTGGACAATGCCTAAAAAGAACGGTTTTAAAGTCTATGAATTGAAGGCAGAGGGCGATAATAATGCGCAGGGATTGATAGCCCTGAAAAAAGATGATAAGAATCAGGCAATGGAAATCGATATAGTGGAAGCGGCGCCACAAAATAACCCACACAATCCAAAATTTACTTCAAAGCAATACGCCGGCGTTGGAGGGCATTTGTTTGCGGAAGCAGTGAAGCAAAGTTATGAAGCAGGATTTGACGGCTTTGTATTTTTTAAAGCAAAGACAGATTTGATAGATTATTATTCAGAGGCATTGAAAGCAAAGTTGATTAACCCCGGCGACAGAACGATGATTATCGACGAGAGGGCAGCTAAAATATTGTTTGATAAATATTACGGAGGAAAATGATGAGTTTAGATTTTTTAGATAATGGGGCGGTCACGGAACCGTTAACGGAAGATACTGCAAGATATAATTACAGAGAGTTGATTGAGTATTGCAAAGAAATAGGCAAGGAGCCCGCAGACCTCTCAAACAAAGAGAGAGAGAAATTTAGAACTAACTGAGTAGCGCCTATCGTAATGATATGGTGCTATTTTTATACCCAAATTTAGGAGGAATGGTAATATTGATTGTAGTAACCGCAACGAAAAAAAGCAACAAAATAGCCGATATAAAAACCGTTGGACATGCAAATTATGCGCCGAAAGGGCAAGATATTGTATGTGCGGCGGTTTCTGTTTTGCTGGGGGGGTTGATAAATGAAATCACAAGATACAGTATGACCGAATATTCAGCAGAAGATGGATTTATGCGATTGAAAATATTACAGCCAAACGAAAAAACAAAAGTGCTTACAGAATACGTCTTAAATACGCTGAAAAGTATTGAGACGGACTATCCAGCGAATCTAAAAGTAATAACAAAATGACAAGTCCTCGGGAGAGGGCTTTTTATATGTCCAAGTCTTGAAGACAATAAAAGCTATGAGGTGAAAAAAATAAACAGTCCAATGATAACGACTTAAAACTTTTGGAGGAAAAAATGAAGAAAAAAATTGATTTACAGATGTTCGCAGATGAGACAGCAGTTGCACAGACCACAGAAGAGAACGCAAGCGCAGAGCCCGCCACGGAAGCGGCAGCAGAGCCGGAGAAAAAGTATTCCGACAAAGAGGTTGATTCAATCATAGACAAAAAGTATGCAAAGTGGAAAGCCGAGCAAGAAAAGGCAGTCAGTGAAGCGAAAACAGAAGCTGAAAAACTTGCGAAAATGGACGCAGAGCAGAAAAGGGAACATGCGCTCAAAAAATTGCAGGAAGAAAACGAGCAACTGAAAAAGACTGCACACCGGGTAGAACTCAGTAAGACTGCGAGCGGAATTTTGGCTGAACATAAGATTGAGGCAACAGAAGATATCTTAAATTTTGTTGTTGGCAATGACGCAGAGGCAACGCAAAGCAATATAGACAAATTTGTAGGAATTATTGAAGCCCAGCTGAAAAAGGCGGAGGTTGAACGTGCAACAGGGAGAACACCCAAAGTGATGACTGGGGACAAAGTCGAACTGTCGGAAATCGACAAACGAATAAAAAAATATAAAGTTGAAGGAGACTAAAAAATGAACAGAACAAAAATAAATCTACAGATGTTTGCTACATCGAACCAAGACTTAGCGGCAAGAAGATACGAGAAGCAGTTTAAAGAAATGCTGCAGGCGGTGTTTAAAGCACAAGCGGCATTTGCCCCGTTCTTTGGAAACGAAATTGAGGCGTTAGACGGAATCCAGCATAAAGATACAGCTTTTTCTGTTAAGACTTCAAATATTCCATTGGTGCTGAAAAATGCCTACAACAACAGTCCCTCTACGGCTTTTGGCAGCGGAACGGGAAACTCAACCCGTTTCGGAGAAAGAACTGAGATTATATACACAGATACAGATGTGCCATACACGTGGCATTGGTCTTGGCATGAAGGTATCGACAGGCATACGGTAAATAACACATTGGACGCAGCGCTTGCAGACAGACTGGAACTGCAGGCACAAGCGAAAGTAAGGCGCTTTAACGAACGGCATGGAACTTTTATTTATAACTATGCTGACAAATATGAGAACTTGGCAACCTATACAGAAGCTGAAATCTTGGCTATGTTTGACAAAATGTCGTCTTACTATGCGAATCTTGAAGTTGTGAACAAAGTCAGGGTGTATGTTGCTCCAGATTTGTTCAATGCGATTGTAAATATCCCGATTCTTTCCACGGCGAAAAATTCAGCCGTGAGCATTGATAACAACACCATTGAAAACTTCAAAGGCTTCACAATTACCAGAGTTCCAAAGCAGTATTTCTATAGAGGCGACTATGCCGCATATTTCACAGTTGACGGAATCGGCAAGGCTTTTACCGGAATCGAAACAGCGAGAACACTTGAGTCTGAGGACTTTGACGGAATCGCATTTCAGGGTGCCGGTAAAGCAGGGGAATTTGGATTAGACGACAACAAACGTGCCGTTGTAGCGGTATATTATTCAGGCGTATAAGGAGGAAATGAATATGTATAAAGTAATTAGAATGTTCACGGACATACAGGACGGCGGATATAAGTATGAAGTGGGGGATATTTACCCCCGTGACAAAATGGTGGTTTCAGATGAACGAATAAAAATGTTGTCTGGGAATGAAAATAATCGGGGCGAGCCTGTTATTGAGTTAGTGGCGGACGAGAAGCCTTCGACTACAAAAAAAGCAGAGAAAAAGCTTTCTGCGGAGTAGGGGCGAGCAATGCTTGAAAAACTAAAACGCTTGCTTGCGATAACAGATAATGAACGTGATGCGCTGTTGGGCGATTTGCTCGACAGCGCAAAAGTTCGTCTGCAACTGCTTATCAGCGCAGATGAAGTCCCGGCAAAGCTTGAGCATATTGTGGTTGAGGTGGCAGTCATTCGGTTCAACCGCATTGGCTCTGAGGGCTTGAGCATTCATGTTGTGGAAGGTGAACATCTAAACTATGGCAAGAGTGACTTTGACGGCTTTATGGACGAAATACAGGCTTATTTGGACGCACAGAACGCAGGAAAGCATAAGGTGAGATTCTTATGAGGTTTGAAACACCTGTCTATTTTCAGTCGGTTAAGCAGGGCGAATTTGACCTTGCGTCCGGCAATTATGAAACTGAGACTGTGGAAGAGACAAAAAAGTATGCCAGCGTGACAAATTCAGGCACAGAAACAATGAATTTAATATACGGAAGCTTAAAACAAGGTTCTTTGACCGTCCGAATTATGGGCGAGTACAAGGAGCCTTTCCGTTATATTCGTGTCGGAAAAAAGCGGTATAAGGTGGATTTCAATAGGGTGTTGCGCAGTAAGCACACGTTTGTAATTTCGGAGGTGCAGGAATGAAGATGAGTATGAAAGTTTCTGGTGTAGAGCAGTTAAAAAAAGCTCTGGCACAGGGCGTGAAGTTGGAGGCAGTGAAGAGGATTGTGAAGCAGAACGGTGCAGAGCTGCAGGCTAAAATGGTTCGGAATGCCGATTTTGCAAGAGGGTATCAGACAGGTACGACTAAGCGTAGCATATCTACAGAGTTAAGCGATGGGGGATTGACTTCAACAACGGGCCCGACAACGGAATATGCAGAATATGTTGAAAACGGTACGCGCTTTATGGCAGCTCAACCCTTTGTTGAGCCTGCATTTAACGAACAATCCAAGCAATTTATAAAAGATATGGAAAAGCTTGTGAAATAAGAAAAGCCCCTCCGAAGAGGGGCG